GTTGTCCGGCAGCGCCTCGATCGCGTCCGCCAGCGCCCCCATGCTCGTGCCGTCCGTCTGGTTGAGGTCGCCGACCTTCATGCCGTCGATCAGGCCGCTCACGCGGCCGTACAGGCTGTTGTAGTCCTGCCCGCTGGCGTAGAGATTCCGACCAAAGCCCAGCGCTGCCTGTGCGGCCGCCTGCGCGGCGCTGGTGTCGCCACCGGACACCGCCCGCTCCAGTTCCTTCATCGCCTCGCCCAGCTTCTCCTGGTCCGTCAGCGGCGAAAGGTCACTGATCGACAGGCCGTACTGCATGGCCTTCTTGTCCTTGTCGATCTGCGCCTGCAGCTTGCCCATGTTGGTGGCACGAAGCGCCTCGATCTTGGCCAAGTCCTCCGCCCGAGCGCCGGACAAGCCGAGCGCCTTGGCGTAGTCGTTGGCCGACTTCACCTGCTGGCGATACGTGCGCTCGATCGACAGCGCCTGCGACTGGTACTGCGTCAGGTTGGCCGTCATCAGCTGGGTGCTCACGTCGGCCATGAGGCTGGCGTAGTTGCCGAGCAGCCCGGTCACCTTCTGCACCTGGGTGGCCAAGTCCGTGCCCGCGACGCCTGCCAAGTCCTGGAAGTAGTCGACCGCCTTGTTGACCTTGTCGACTTCCAGCCCGTTGAGTGCTCTGCCCAGCTCATCGGCATTGCCCACGGCCAGCGCGATCGAAGCACTGAGCGCGGTGAACACGTCCGCCGACTCGAAGTAGCCGTCGAGCTGGCCACCGAACCCCGCCGCCTTGACGGCCTCCGTGTAGAGCCGGTCCTGCATGCCGGCGAGGTAGGACTCCAGCTGCTGCTGCGCCTCCGCCGAATCCGCCGACAGCGACAGCTTGCCCAGGCTCACCTTGACCCCGGCCAGCTGCTGGGACATGTCCACGCCCAGTTGCTTGGCCAGGCCCGTGGCAGCGCCGCGAATCTGCCGGGCCGCCATGTCGAACGTGCGATCGATGCCCGGATCCAGCGCCCCGTACTGGGTCCACTTTTTGTCGGAGCGGAACCAGCCGCCCTTTTGCTTCACGTCGGCGTAGCTCTGCCCGTCCAGTCCACCGAACCCGTAATCACCCGTGATGCCCTGACCGGTGATCTTGGGCGCACTGCGCCCGAACGCCTTGCCCAGTAGCGAGCTGCCCGAGAAGATCGCCGCCGTCTTTCGGTTCATGCCCAGCGCGCGCCCGATCACGTCCAGCGACATGCTGTCGAGCATGACCGGCGTCAGCAGTCCGCCGGATGCGAAGTGGCCACGTTTCAGCAGGTCAAACTTGTCTTGGTTCTCCAGTCCGAACCCTTCCTTGTACGCGCTGCCGGCCATCTGCATACCCATCGCGATCAGCGCCGCATAGGGAGCAAACGCGGCCACGGCGCCAAGCGCACCGGTAGCGGCTCCGGCGGCACCGGCCCCACCGGCAGCGGCCGTGCCGCCACCCGTCAGTGCAGCCACGTTGTTGCCGAAGCCCATCATGGTGTTCGGGCCGAAGCCACCCGCCGCGGCTGCGGCGCCGGGAGTGAACCCGATAGCGCTCTGGCCCTTCGATAGCAGGCTGGCGATGTTGCCGGCATTCTGGCCGCCTGCGGCGGTGCCGTTGCCCGCGAAGATCCCCAGGATGCTGTTGAGGCTCAACCCGTTGCCGCTGCCGAGTCCATTGATACCGTCCATGATGCGGGTCTGAATCGGGAGCATCAGCTTTTGCTCCAGCAGCTGGCGAGCAATGTCGCGCAGCCCCTGCCTGGCCACGTCCTTCATGTCGTCCCACATGCCCGACCAATCGCGCAGGCCGCCCGCGATGAAGTTGGCCATAGCGTCGGCGGTGTCGCTGACCAGGTAAGTGCCCACATCGGCCCACTGCTGCAGGCTGGCGGCATACTTGTCCGCGTCGATGCTGGCCTGAGCCGCAGCGCGCGCCTGCGCCATCAGCGAGGCACTGAGGTCGGCGGTGATGCCCGCGCCGGCCGCGTTCGCCTCGTTGATGGCCTCCTGCATGTCCCGCTGGTTTTGCATCTCACGCCGTGCGCGCTCCCGCGCTGGCCCGATGAGGCGCATCATGTCGAGCTCGCCGCTCATGGTGTCCAGCAGCGCTTGCGGCGCCCGCTTGCGCTTGTCTAGCTCGGCGGTGGTAGCCGCCAGCTGCGCCGCTGACTCCTTCTCCAGCGTGTTGAAGGCAGCGCGCGTGATGTTGCCGGCGGCCAGTTCCTTGTTCAGCTCGGCCAGGCGCTGCTTGTGCTTCTGCTCGGCCTCGGCCAGCGGGCCGGCCATCGTCGCGGCGGCCATGTCTGCCTCGGCGGCGTACCGCCGCAGCGATTCTGCCTGGCGGTCGACGGTGGAGCTGTTCGCCTTGCTATCGCGGCCCAGCTTGGGCGGCTCGTAGGGCTTAGACTGGCCCGGGATGTCGGCGGTGGTGTCGACTGTAGCGGTCACGCCCCGGAAGGGGAACGCGGCGATTAGCGCGTCCACCTCTGCCAGCTCGCCCTGCACCTTCTTCTTGGCGTCATCGCTGAAGATGCCCTTCCAGTTCTTCAGGCTGTCACCCAGCGCGCCGCGCCGCGCCTGAAGGCTCTCCAGCGAATCGGTGTTGCTGACGGGCATGAAGCCCTTCGATTTGAGCCACCCGGTGTAGCTGACCACCAACTGCCCGAAACCTGCGGCGGCATCCAGAGCGGCTTGGCCGAACGCGATAACGCCATTGGTGGCCGTGTGCATGGCCTCCTGCGCCTTGGGATCGTGCAGCAGCTTGTTCAGCTCGGTCAGGGTCGGGATCACGCCCTCGGCCACCTGAACCTTGACGCCCATGAAGCGAGGTCTGCCTCCTGGGTGACCCGGCGCAGATCGTTCATCGCCTTGGTCGTGTCGTTGCTGATGATGGCCCCAGCTGCCTCAGCAGCCTGGCCCCACTGCTTGAACCCGGCGCTGTTGTTGCGCAGCAGCGGGATCAGCATCGCCGAGTCGCTGGCGATGGCCTCCATGTAGAACGTCAGCTCCGTCTGCGACAGGTTGGCCCGCTCCAGGCTCTTGAAGTACAGGCCGAGCGCGTCCGGGCCGGATAGCTTGCGCATCTGCTCGGCAGTGACGCCCGCGTCCTTGGCGATGTTGTTGAAGAAGTCGGCCATGGCGCCGCCACCCGTCTGGATGTAGTCGCCGATCTTGTCCTGCACGTCCTTGAAGATATCGGCCAGCTTCTCGTGACTGATCCCCACGGTGTTGGCGCCTGCGGCCATGCGCTGGAACTGCTGGGAAGTGGTGCCCGACAGCTGACCGAAACGCTCGTACTGTGTGGCCAGGTCGCCAACCTGACGCGTCCACATGACTACAGCTGTGCCGGCTGCGGCAGCCGCAGTTCCCAGCGCGGTTCCCACTGCAGTGCCGACTTCGGACAAGGTCCGCTGGATCGCGGCAGAGCGCTGTGCCGCAACGTGTTCTGCCTTGGTCATCCCCTTTTCAAAGGAGCCGGTCTTGGCGAGTAGATCAACAGTGAGGGTGTAGAGGCTCATAGATTTCCCAATAAAAAGCCCCGCAATGCGGGGCTCTTTGAAGTCAGATTGAGGTCAGTTCAGGTCAAGGGATCGAGTACTGGTCCCCCTCCAAGAGGCCGTAGACGACACCAGTTCGCTGGTTGATGAACCTAATGCGGACGATCCACTTTTCAGAGGAACCAGCGCCGTAGTTGGATAGGCATCGAGCGTTGAACTGTTGGGTGCTGAAACTCATAGCAGCCCAGCGCTCATCGACCAAAACATCTGCTCCACTCGAATCAACCCGCCCTGGTCGGGCTTCGCCGGACGATTCAAGCGACTCGACGGCACGCACGCAGGCCGCAGATACTGCTGCTGCCTGTGGTACGACCTTTGGCGCTCCTTCACGGCTCTCCGTTGGCGAACTACCGCTGATGACAAGCCACATAGCTGCAGCTCCAAGAACAACAACCCCTATTACAGCGAGCGCGACTCTCTGCCCGGCATCCATGATCACAACCTCCTCAAGTGGATGCGCTACAGCATAGTGCCAACTGCCGCTGCAACCATCAGGCCGGAACTTCTTCAAACTCCATGTACCCCGAGAAGTACTGCCGGCTGATGTTCTCGGCACTGGGCAGCTGGGTGGGGAAGCCATAGAGGGCGGACCGCGCCGCCAGTGCCGAATCAAACGCCTTCGTGACCATATCCCGGTACTGGGGTACGACACAGGAGCGCCGCCGGCCCGAAAGAGCGGCCCCGATCGTCTCCCAATCCACACCGCCGAGACCGTTGCCGCGCACAACCGGCGTGGAGCGGCCGGACAACGTGCAAGTAAGGCGACGGTACAGCGCCCCGGGAACCGTGTTGACCTGGCCGCCCTTGGTCCGGGCATGAACGCTGGCGTCGATAGTGGCCACGGTCCAGCCTTCCTTGATGCCAACGTCTACCGCCCGGAAGATCGCAATCTCGCCTACGTCCACGTTGGTGGCGGTGGTCGCGATCTCGACGGACACCACCGAGACCAAGGCGCTGGCCTGCGGGAACAGCCAGGCGCAGACGCTGCCGTCCGGAAGACGCACAGTGGTCCCGGTCGCGCCGGCAGCGCTGACCTGCACGCCCGGCGGAATGTTCAGGCCGAGAACCGCGATGATCCCCGGGACGACAGCGTCGGCCAGGGTAATCGTGATCGCCAGCGAGCTTGTTCGCCGGATCCGCGAGGCCCTACCGGGCTTGCCGTCGAAGAGCGCCGAGCCCTGGTCCGCACTCAACCACGTGCCACCGGTGAGGGTCACCGTCGTGACAGCCGGCATGCCATATCCAATCAACACGTCATCATCCCCACACCGTCAGCACCACGTCCCCCGTGGCAGGGTTGCGTTCTACACGGCGCACCAGCACCGGCTTGCCGTCGTCAAGACCGTAACGTCCGTAAGTGATCCGGCCGATCTGTCCCGGCAGCGGAGCCAGGTCCTGATCACCACGCACCGCCAACTGGTAGAAGTGGCGCTGCACCCGGTACAGGCCGAGGACGCGTTCAATCTCCTTTTGCGCGTCGGCCGCATGCCAGAACAACGAGATGACCGGGTCAGCAGCCTCTGCTCGCTGGTAGTGGGGGTGCAGCGGACCAGCGCCATACACCTGCCCCCGGTAAAGGCCGGTCAGTTCGTCGCGTCGGGACTGCGGCACGTCGACAACGTCGGTGACCAGGTCTGACGCGCCCAGCGCTTGGCCGTTGGGTCGGTAGGCCATGCGTCGAGTCAGGTTCGGAGCATCGTCGGGCACCATGATCAGATCAGCCGCCAGATCATCCTCCGACAGGTCGAAGGCGAACGCGCCGGCATAGGTCTCGGGCGCGGTCACGCGGGCGAAGCGCAGCACCCCGGATGGATCCTGGTAGCAGCCGGCGCCGTAGCTGGGTAGGAGCGCATTCAGCGCAGCGCGGCCGGTGATGGCTGTTCCTGCGTAGTAGCCGAGGCCCGTGTAACCCGTGGCGTGGTCGATATCCGCACAGTCGCTGGCCGACCACGCCGCTCGGCCCAACCGGGCCATCACATCACCCACCGCCTGTTCCAACCGCGCTGGCATCATGCTCGCTCCGATGCTCGATGCGTCCACGACAACCGGCGTCACGGGGGGTGACTTCAACAGCAGCTGCTGCCCGTCCGGAGCCTCGCTGTAGGTGCCGTCCTCCATCAGGTCCCCGCGATCCATCGCCGCATCGATGTAGACCCGACTGTCGGCCACGAACATTGAGGTCGCATCCGAGTTGGCGCCCATTGCCGGGACGCTGGCCACTGCCCCGATTACTACCGGCTGCGGCTTCCAGGCCAGCGACGGGACGTTCGGCAGGAACACTCCGCGGTTGATCGTCTCGTCCAGATAGTCGTGTGCGTCGCGCAGGTGCAGGGTCTTGGTGCCGTCGTCGTTGATCTCGATCTGCTCGATCGCGCAACGGAAGGCCGGGACCGCGTCGGCCCGCATCCCGTTCTCGGGTGCCAGCAGGATCTGCACCGAACTGCCAGAGACGCCAGTGCCCGCTATTCCGTCTAGCAGGCCATCCGCATCGACCACAACGCACTCGGCGGCCGCTGCCTGGGACACTGGATCACCCCCCCACGGCCAGAACGCCAGCTCTTGGATCAGGTTGACGCCCTCGGCCACCAACCCCTCGTAGCGGGCATTCGCCGGGCTGTCGCCGGGCGCGGACAGCCAGTCCACGTCGGCCAGCCGGGTCGGGCTGACGGATGCAGCGGGCAACCGCCAGCCGGCGGCCGCCGCCTCGCTTCGCGGCCCCCACTGCCCTGCGTTGACCGCGAGGCACAGCCCGCCCGCCTTGGTGGCGGCCAGTGACGCGGCGAAGAACAGCGGCCCGGACAGCTGCAGCTCGCGCACCAGGATCTGCGCGCCGTTGAGGTAGAGCCGCAGCTGGCGAGGGGTCGAGAACACGACCTGCAGCCCGACAATGTCGCCGTGGGTCACCGCCGGCAGGCCAGTGGCGATCGCTCCTCCGGCCTGCAGCAGGCGCCCGGCGGCGAGGTCCCAGCCGATGCTGGCGAGATCCGCACCCAGCGCCTTGTTCAGCGCTGCCGGGCCCGTGGCGAAGCCTACGAGGGCTGCAAGGGCGTCATCGCCCCACACCGCAAACTCCACGCCCACCGTCCCGGCATCAAGGCCGAAGTCGGAGCGCGCATGGCTGGCCAGCGCGGTGGCGCCGGTGGTGGCCAGGGTAAGCCCGCCATCTCGCGCAGCGAGTAACGGGCCAATGGGCGTGGCGGCGAACCGCCCGAAGGTGTCGGTCATGGTCATCCCAGTCCATCGAACCAGTCCTGTGCCTCGTCCTCATCGGACCGTGGCACGAGGGCGTCGAGGTAGTGCTGAAAGGAGCGCTTTGTCCCGCCCTGGCTGTGCGAGGCGGTGATGTACGCGGCGAAGGCAGCGGGTTTGATGTGCAGGCTCACGGGGTCGATGGGGTTCCGCTTGTGGAACTCCCACCACTCCAGGAACTCGCGGCGCGACATGGTGGCCCGCAGGTCCGACACCGTCCTGTGCAGGTGACCGGCGAGGACCTTCCAGAACCAGTCCTCGCCGCGCTGCCTTAGCCGTTTCCCGCGTCGGCCTGTGCCTGGGCAGCGTCGTCACCGAAACCGGAGTGCTTCATGGCCACGCGCTGCAGCTCTGCGGCAACCAGCGGTTTGAGCTGGGCGGCCTGCTCCACGTTCATTACCGGCTTGCCGTCCTCGTCGCAGATGGTCGCTGCGATCAGCTTGGCGCGGTCGCCTTCACCCCACAGCTTGCGGAACTCCGCATCCGGCAGCTCGCGGACATGGAACTGCGCCTTGGCTCCGTTGGGCAGGGTGATCGTGTCGGCGTGCACGTCCTTGGACGCGAACATGCCCAGGTTGGTGAACGACTGCAGGACGCTCAGGGGCTGCGGCGGCTGGGTTTGGGGGGTGTCATTGGTCTTGCTCATTGGCCGTTTCCTCGAATGGCGACAGGGCGCGCGGGCCGCGCACGGCTAACACGCGGAGGATCCGCGCGACCCGTCAGAGAGATGGCCCGCCGACGCGGGCCTGGGTGTACGCCGTTGCCGCAGCCTTACGGCGTCGGGCGGTGCGTGGTGACGGCGCCGGAGCCGCGGATGGTGATCGTCGCCTTCCAGACGTCGTTGTCCTGGCTGGTCACCGCGAAGTTCTGCACGAAGCCGTCGAACTGCTTGGACAGCACGTCAGTGGGCGGGGTGATCTTCCCGGCGATTGCGGCCGG